CATTGTGTAGGCTCTAGTTTTGCTAATTCTTTTGCGTCTTTCCATTCACTATAGGAAATAATATCTAACCACGTTACGTGTACTTTAGGATATTTTATTTTTCTAGGTTTGATCGAGGGCTTTGCAGTAATATTTAACATCTTTTACTTCTACGTTATAATTAGCTAATAAACTTTCAGTAATTGCTATGTAATTTTGTAATGTATATCTTAAACAATCTTTTTCGTCTTTAAATATGTACTTGGTATATGTGGTGTCAGCATATTGTTCAGCATTAAAGAATAATACAGAAGCAATTAGATACCATTTCACCTTTTCATTACTTTCTTAACTTTAGTTTTTACTTTTTCTGTAACTGAATTTTCATCTACAGGTACAGCTTTACCCATACCAATTAATGAATGATAATCGTTTTCATCTACAGTAATTACACTATGTGCGTTAACGTGTTCACCTTTAACAGATGTATCTCTTAATATTTTAACTTTCATTTTGTTTCCTTACTAAAAAGGGGGGCATAATATACCCCCCTTTAATTTTTACATATTTAGTTAAACTAATTATGCAATTAAGTCTTTGATTGCCGCGAATGATTCTGCGTGTCTTACCGCAATATCAACGTCATATAAACCAACAACTCTTACAGTTCCTTTACTAGAACCTGTATACGGGTCAACAGCAATATCTAAGTTACCCCACTCACCTATAATTAGGTCATTGAAGTTACCAAATAATAATGATGAACAGTTGCCAGATGAAGTACCTTTAGTAAGGTTATCTGGTGAGTTTGACGTGCTGTATACTTTGTAGCCTAGTAGTTCATCAAATGTACTCTGAATCATGTGTGAATCAGTAGATGCTACTTTTGGTTTTACAATGTTACGTGCAACTTGTGTTGGTGAAGTAATCCAAGCTAATGAACCTACATCAGCATTGTCTTTAGCAACTTCTGCCCAAGTGTTTACAACGTTTGCGTAAGTAACTGCAAGACCATTCGTTCCACCTGCAACAGAACCAATACCAGATGTATTAAGTATTCCTGTTGGAGTATTAGAAGTTCCTGTACCTTGAATTGCTTTTGCGTCAACTTCATTAGAAAGAGTTTTAATAATATCATTTCTAATGATTGTCTCAATGTTTGGTGTTGATTGTTGCATAAGATGTCTTGATATGTCAGTAAATGCACCTACAGTTTTAGCACTCATTGTTACTTGTCTGTAAGTTGTGTTTACTTCACTAACAGCGGCATTTTCTGCTACCCATGAACCAGTTGTTACTGCGTTTTGGGCAGGTATAGCAACGGGTCCTACTAGACCAGATAGCACTAATGCACCTGCTTGTTTTACTACCATTTTATTTCTTAATGCTTCAATGAAAGAACCTGCTTGGAAGTCAGTTGCAACAAGGTTACCACCATCAGCGGCAGATCCTGCAATTAGATCTCTTTGTTGCCATTTTAAATCAGATGGAACAAAAAATCCTCTTGGCATTTTGCCTGTGCGTTGTGCAATCTCATCACTTGCTTCTTTTTCAAGTCCTGCATTTGACCAATCATTACTAGCCATAGCTTTAATAGCTCTAGCAATACTGTAATCTCGGCTGTCTTTTTTTGACAGACCAACTTCATTGTCAGTTGTCAATGGTTTAGAAGTACCAATGTGATCTAAAACAACACCTCTGAATTCTGCAATAGAAAGTCCGTTTTTAATTGCCTCATTAGCTCTATCTCTTACATTATGTGAACCACCTAATGCTTCGATCTCTCTAATTCTAGACATTTCTTCTTTTCTAGCTTCTTCGGTTATTGCTTTAACATCAACTTTAGGTGCTTCTACTTCATTATTAGTAATTTTTATATCATCACTCATAACGTTATTCTCCTTTGTTTGATTGTTATTGTTATTGTTTCTAGAACGACCAACACCTACAGTTGTATCAGCAGGTATGCTCACACTAGATATTTCTAATGGCTTCCAATTAACACGAAAATAATCAGACCTTCCATAGTCATCATTATCTTCATCATATTTATCTTTAGTCATTTTAGTTATTTCGTAGCCAACACTAATATTTTGTCTAATGCCATCTACAACGTCTCGAAACACCTCATCAGCTAGTTGTGATTTTCCAAATCTAACGATAGCACGACCAACCTTGTCGCTTTCGCTAATTTCAGCTTTTTCGATAACCCCTATTTGTTTCGTTGAATCATGGTCTAGCAATAAAGGTGCTTGTCCACTTTTCAAGAAACTTAAATCTGCGTCTTGTTCTTTATGTGATAAAACTTCTAAACCAAAATCTCTTGGATATGGTTCTTCACTACTGAAAGCTAATTTTACAGTTCTATTTTTCTTATCTATATTTTTTGCTTTTAAATGAAAGGTACGTTCTAACTTCTCATTGTCTAATAGTATTTCTTTAGTTTCTAAACCTACATCAGAATTTTTAACTTCTGCAACTTCTTCTACTTCACAAATGCAATCACCTTGTTCACAAGTAGGGCAATCATCATTTGATTTTACCAATATATCATCTTCCATTTTTTCCTCTTCGTTTTTAATTTGATCTACTTTCTTTTTGCTCCAACTAAAACCTGCATCACCACCCCACAAAGCCCATGCAATTCTTCCGTTAGATGGAAAGCCATCTTCATTTGGTGTAAATCCTTCACCTTGTTTATCTACTAAATGTCTACTGAAATAACTGTACATTCTTTTAACTGTACTAGGTGTAAGGTTCTGTCTGTTTACAATAGTTCTTGCACGTGCAACACCAACAGCAGTACCACCTCTACCAAATTCTTTTCGCCATTCTAAACCTTTTTTAGCTTCTGCAACCATACCCTCTGTAGGGCTAAAATCTATATCAGCAACAGCTTTATCTAAATAATCATCTTCTTCTTCTGCTTCTTCTACAACAGGTACTTCTGGCATACTCTTACCAAACTGTATTGTATAACTATCTTCATCTTCTGTTATTTTTTGTATATGTCGTTTTTCTAAATCCATAACTATTTATATCTATTCTTCCTCTTCTGTTCCAGTCCCTAATGGTATTTTATCTTTTGCTCCAAATGGTTGGAATTGTGTTTGTATTCCGTATTCTTGTGCTAGTTCTTTTTCTACCTGTATTTGTTGAAATACATCTTCTACATCCCTACCATAACTAGCTTGTACATCTTGCATACTTAGGAAACCATTTTCTACACCTATCTTTAATGCATCTATTTCTTTTTTAGGGTCTACCCATTGCCACCCTCTAGGTCGCCATTGTACTATTGCAAACTTATTAAATTTAGAAGCAGGTAAGTTCTGTAAGTTATCAGTTAGTAAATTCATCTTTAACCATTCTTTATAAACTTTATCGTGAAACCCTTTTATTATTCTAGACTGCTCACATTTATAATGATCACGTTCTTCTAATGCACCTTGTCTTAAACTACTATAATTTACACCTTCTAAATCATTAGCAAGTGTGTTGTAACTTAAACTCAAACTACTTGCTACAGCACGTAGTACACCTTTACTGAAATCTCTAAATGCAGTTGTAGGGTGTTGTGGATCAAATGCTTCAAAACTAACACCTGTAGGCAACTGTTCAAATGTGCCTGGTTGTGCGTTCATAACAACATTGTTTGTATCTATTGTGTCATCACCTAAGTAACCTTGTCCATCACCACTTTTAAAGAAACCCATTTTACTTGCACTAACTCTTGCCGCAACTAATTCAGCTTCCATATAACCATCTAACATTTTTAAATCACGCATTGCACTACTTAAAGGTGGTACACCTCTTTTTTGGTGTGGTCTTTCTTGGTGGTAAAAATGTATTATTTCGTTTGCAGGTACACTATTATATTCTCTTGTGTAACTTGCATTAACAAAATCATTATCGTATGGGTGGCTTTTTAACAAATGGTAAACTAATGGTTTACCAAACTTGTCAATTTCAATACCCATTCTAATTTCGTTTTCACCATTTCTTGCAGGTCTATTTAATTCTTCATCTAAAAAATCTGCTTCTATAAATTCTATTGCAAACTTATATTGGTTATTAAAGTTAGGTATAACTCTTATTAAAACTTCACCATCTCTTGCGTATGTTTCTGCAAACAATCTTTGTGCATCTACCCATGTTAACTTACCATCTGCACTACATTCTGCACCCCACATTTTAAATGCGTTTTCTATAACGTTGTTAGCAAATGTATCTATTGCACCATTAGGGTCTTTAGAACGTGCTTGTAGTTGTACACCATTTGGACCAATAACATTATCTGTATATGCTTTTATATAACGTCTTGCGTATGCGTTATTCTTTGCTAAATCTCTTGCACGATCTCTAAGTAATCTTATGTTGCCTTTTATTTCAGAGTCTGCACTTTTACTGTAAGCAACAAAGTCATTCATTAACCTGCCTGTATTAGTTCCGTTAAAAATGCCATGAGCTGTACCTGCTGGTTGAAACCAATTAGCACGTGTTTTTGTCTTACCTATAAATACATCATACCAAGCCATAACTAAAATTTAACCTTAATCATTTTACCACTACCTTCACCACGTTTAATATTTTCTAGTTGTACTTCTTTGTTATATTCTGTTTTGTAATAAGATCGCCAATCAATTAGTTCTTGTGGTGATAGTTTTGCTAAACTTCTACCTTGTATACTGTAACTAGCAACATCATTATCAGCTTTACCTTCTAATAGACTTTCAATTTTATCTAACATTATTTTTGCGTGTGAACGTGTATCACCTGTATCAGCAAAATAGTTATCTGCTACTTTAATTTTACCTGTTTGATAAATTATAGTTTCGCTATCACTGTCTTGTGTAATCTTTAATGCCCATACATAATCGCCTAGTGTTAGGTTAACACTAGCTGAATTATCTACTGTAAATATATAATCATCACCACTTTCAGTAACAGTTGCACTAAATGTTGTAGTTCCGTTGCTTTCTAATCTTGCTGACCATGTTAACGTATAACTAGCTGTAGGGTAATTGGCACTTATATCTGTACGTTTCCATACAGCAGTTTCGCCTTTAAAAATTGTTTTAGGTTCTACCTCGTTTAAATCTGTAAATATATTTGCCATTGCTTACCAAGAATTTGCGAAGTTGCTTCTACTTTTATTCCTATTTATTACTTTATCTACCATTTTGTCTTTTGAATCAAGCCTATCAGCCAATCGGTTTAAATCAACATTCAAAATAGTTAGTGCCGCTATACCATAAACACGACAATCTAATGCTTCGTTTCGTGTTCTTATCTTTACCCATTCTCGTCTTGCAAAACCACGATGGTATTTTGTTACTACTTTTTCAGCAGTTAATTGACTAAAGTATTCTTTATCATATTTTTTAGGGAAATGGCAATACCCTGCACCAAGTTCTGTTATTCTTAATCTTGAATAAATTAATTCTTTTACTGTATCTACACCTATAGGAAACAAATGTACCTTTGCAATATTATTTCTACTAGGTTTACCAACAATACCTTTACCTGTACCACCCATACCTTTAATAGCAAATATACGTCTTGCAAATCTTTGTTTGCAAAAATTGTAAACTGATTGTGTATGATGACCACCACTATCTACACAACTACTAGTTATTTTTAATTTTCTACCATCAAATGTTTCGTATTCTGCTGATAGTTTCTCATCTAATTGTTGCCATAATTGTGGGCTTGATGGGTCACCATATATAACATGGTATTCTAAAGACCAACTTTCTTCATCTCTACCCCAACCAATTACTTCTAATTCTAGACGATCATCTTGCACATCAACACCTGCTGTTATTATTGCTACCTGTTCTGGGTATTTTTCACCATAATCTTCTACACGTTTCATTATATCTGAATTGTCTAACTGTTCACCTTCATCTTCCCAACTCTCGCCAAGATAGGTATTTACAAATACACGTAATGTTTCTGGTAATTTTTTAGCAACTAAAAATTCTTTTACTGCTTCTTCTAATGTAGTCCAAACAGAATAGATACCTGCTAAATGAAAACCTGCCCTGCCGTTAAATGTTTCTCGGCCTATCCATCTGCCCCTACTAATAGCTTTTAATCTATCGCTATCATCCCAACAACTACCACAATCTTCGCAAACATAGTGTGCTGTTTCTGGTTGGTTTTCTTCCCAAGTAACTTGCGACCACTTTAAAACTTGCTCTGTATTACAATCTTTGCAGGGAACGTGATATTGCCTTTGATCGCTAACGTCATAAGCACTTTCAATTCTACTAGCACCTTTAGTTGTAGGTGTACTAGTCATAATTATTTTTCTATCCCAAAATGTAGCACTTCTTCTTTTTGCAAGTGAAACAGGGTCACCCTCTGTACCTGCAGACGGTGGGTATCTATCAACTTCATCACACAATACAATCTTAATAGGTCGTGATGCAAGACCACTAGGCGAATTTGCACCTACTATAGAAATATGACCACCATCAAATTGTTTATGTAATACAGTATTTCCACTATCTCTACTTTTAACATCAGCTACTTTGTCCATTAATATAGGACTATCTCTTAGCATTGGTGCTAATCTATCTTGCGACCAACCACGTGCCATTTCAATAGTTGGTTGTATCATTAATATTGGACTTGCGTCATAAGCAATATAATAACCAATAGCATTTAATAGTATTTCTGTTTTACCTATTTGTGAACCAGACATAAAAACAACTTCTTCAATAGTAGGGTCGCTTATGCAATCCATTATTTCTTGTTGGTACATAGCTCTTGCAGTTTCAAATCTGCCTGTTTCACTACTAGCTTCTGGGCTTAACACCCTATAATTATCGGCCCACTTGCTTACTGTTAACTTTGGCGGTGGTTGTAGTATTCTTAGGCTTGATTTCAACACTTCCTGCATCGCTTTGTGGCTCGTCTGTAATTTCTGTTTCTGCGATTTCTTTAAGGGTTTCATATATTCTTTCTTTTAGTATTAATTTTGCTTCGTTTATGTTATTGGTTGTAACTAGATATGGTGCGGCTTTGTTTGGTATTGATAATAACTTGTTTTTCAGTAGCGACATTAACTGTAACCACGTGTTTCGTATTTCTGATTTTGGTATTAATTCGCCTTGCGTTTTGGCTTTCTCCATTTCTGTTAGGTCTGCTTTTGCTTTGGTTAACCTATTCCTGTGTAGTAGAAAATCATGAGGTGAACCATCTTGTCCATTTAGATTTTTTAAATAATCTATATAACCATGCACACATCTAATAGAATCATATTCACCACGACTAGCTTTCGGTAACACACCATCTTTAGCTAGTTGTTGTACACGTCTATCACTTAGCTTTAGTAGTTTTGATATTGTTTGTAAGTCTGCCATTTTTTAGTATGTATTCTTTTTTTAATTCTAAACAATGTATTGCTTTGTTAATGTTTTCTATTTGATCGCCCTTATTTCTTATCACATACTGTATTATATCTCCATCTATTTTACTTATGTTGTTTGCTATAAAAAATTCCATTGGTTGTATTGTAAAACTTAAATAATGTTTACCTGCTACTTGCTCTTTAAACTTTGACATCTGCAATAGTCCTTTCATTAATTTGTGCTAGTTTTAATTCTTCTTTAACAACACTATTCATATATTTAGTGCTGTCTATTTCTTCTTGGAATGATTCTAAACTAGCTCTACAACGTGCAATAATAACATCTAGTCTTATTATTTTTTGTGTATATTCTATAACTTCTTTATCTATTGCGGCTAGTGCTTTTGCGTCTGTTGCAGGTTTATTTAACTTTCGCCAATAAATAAACTTTTGATCTTTTAGTATATCTTGTTCTTTGTATAGTTTCTTTTGTGTAGCAATACCTACGTAATAATGCCTTAACAACATTCTTAATTTTTCTGCAACTACTTCTGGTTGGTAATATCTTAAATCCATTATTTAATTTTGTATGGATCAGTTGTCATACGTGGTGTCTTGTCTGGTTGTATACCTGCAAATATTTCTTCTAAATGTTTTGCAACATAAGTAACTGCACAACCCATAATGTTATCTTTAGTTAGCGTATCGGATATTTCTTTTAACGACCAACCACTTTGTAACAACAATGAATTTGATTTACCACTAGCACGTAACTCTCTACCTAACGTACTTTCATCTGGTTTAACTCTAACCCATATTGCTACAGCCATTGCACCTGTTTCAGTAAACTCAAAATCAAGTGTTACTGTTATTAACCTGTCGTCTATATACATACGGACAGTTTTACATTCCATTCTATTTTTTAAATCTATTCTCAATGCATTACTCACTTCTTGGGCTTCCAACCTTTGTTAAAACTATCTTTAGAACCACGTTCTGTCATACCACTATTATCATACAGTCGTTCTACTTCTTCATCTTCCATACCTAACAATTCCATAATATCTTCATCTGGTACATTCATATCATCTTTTAATTGTACTACAATATCTGCCATACTTAAAACATTATGACTACCCCTTGCCCTGTTATGCCTAATTGTAGAGGCCATTTGGTGGTCTTTGTCTATGTTACTTAATTGCACTACAGGTACTAGTCCGTCAGTTAGTGCTGATATTTCTTTATCTTGTGATACAGTCCACCTATGAAAACCATCTACAATTTCGTTATCTTCTCTTATAACTATAGGTTGTGTCCACCCATCTTGCATAATACTTATTTTCAATAGTTCTAATTCTGGTGGTGCAACGTGATTAGGGTTGTAATCGTTACCTTTTAACGTGTTACGATCTACCCATTTAACATTATCTACAGGTTGTTTATTTGTTGGCAATTTTTAACTCCTTTGCATACATAGATTTAACTAATTCATATTCTTTTACAAGTTCTTTATTGGGGGGTTGGGGTGCTTTTCTTTCTTTAAAGTCGCCACGTACTGCAATCTTTAATAAAAATTTCCAACTAATACCTGTAATTGGGTGAGGTGTCTTTTCTAATATTGGCTCTTTAGTCTTTTTATAATGTAAATCAATATAACCTTTAATACGTTTAGCAATTATACCTTGTTGTTTACTAGGAAATTTTCTAATCCAATATTCAATATATTCTTCCCAACACATTCCTTCTGGTTTTTTTGGTTGCTCTCGATTGCTATATAAAATACTTTTAGCATAACGTGATGCAGTATTAACTCCTTTAACCCTGTAACACATTTTATCCCATATATTAGGAAAACATTGTGAATAGCTCCATAACCTTCCTATTGGCTCTTCACCAAATGGCGGAGCAACTCTCTGAAAATAATGTGATATACCTACTTTTTCCATAACATCATAAGCTCTATTATAATCCCAATTAAATTTTTTTGGTGCTGTCCATACATCAGAAGTTTTCCAATCATAAATAGGATATGCTTTAAATATATGACCTACATTATTTGACAGTGTTTTTTGACTGCCTGTTTTAGATAATCTATGTTTTGCAAATCTAGTTATATCTACTTTGTTATCTATTGCTTCTTGTAAATTCATTTCTTCTTTAAGTTGTATTATATAATTTTCTACAGCTTTAGCGGCAACAGCATTATACCTAATTAAACTTTCGTCAGCACGTATTCCAAGTATCATTGCAGTACGACCATATTTTTCTATTGGGTATAACAACGGAGTCATCATTGGAATACTTAACCTTGCACTCGGTACATCTGAATTATAATTATCTATTTTAGTTATTGCTTCTTTTGGTAATTGTCTTACCCACTTGTCCTTATCTTCTAAACCCCATGGATGCCAATAAGGTTGTTTTCTACTACACGCATTGCGGTGTACTATAGGTAAACATAACCAACGAAAATTAATATCTTCTATTTGTGAAACACGTCTACAATATTCTTCTGTCTGGTATGGTATAGCTTCTTCATCAAAGAATATAACATCCAATGGTAATCTATTACGTTGACGTGCTACTTCTAACGTAAGATTTAAACAAGCGGTACTATCCTTGCCACCACTAAAAGACACACTAACAGTATCGAATTGGTCGAATACGTTATTTAGTCTTTCGTATGCGAGTTCTAGTACGTTTTTTTCTAGGTTTTGTTTTTTTAGTATTACCATAAAACCATTCTATTATTTTTTTTATCACGTTAACTCCTTTGTTTGTATTTCATTTATTTTATTTGCACTTACACCATCTACCCATGTTCTATTAATCATTGGGTGATTTTCGTGTGTTGGACCAAAATCACTATCTGGGTGATATGCGACAACAATCATAGTATTTTCTTTATCTGCAAATGTTCTAAAGCTATGACAACAGTTAGCAGGTATTACAAATGTTGTACCAACTTTTAATTCTATTCTGTTAAACAATTCAAAAAATTCTTCTGTCTGATCTCTATCTCTTGGGTCAATACTTGCTAAATATCTAGAATCTTCAAATGTTAATGTTCCTGCCTTTGGTATAATACATTCACCTCTACCTTGCACAACTATACCTACTCGCATACTTGGGTGTGTATGTTGTGTTTGTAAAATATTAGGAATAAAATATAACGCATTTAAACAGGGGTCACCTAATAGTACAGGGTCTAGCAATAATGTATCAGTACACCCATCTATATATTTCATTCTACCTTTATCTTCTATTGGTCCACCTACTTTAAATATACCATCATAATTAATTCTAGTTATAACAATACCTCTACCATTTATATTTACACTACCATCATTTGGTAATTGGAAATACATACCTGCTTGTAGTTCTATATTAATATCTGTTTTATTGTTTATTAGTATTGCTGTACCTTCTAATATGTAACCCATGTGTGTACCATTATCTTCTAGTTCCCATCTATCATTAACCATACCCCTTAATATTGTAGGGTGTTGATCGTCAGTCATATCAACTAATACTTCGTGTGTTAATTCATATTTAATAAAATTATTATTCATTGTAATCGTTACATAGTTTAATCAGAGCTTCACTACTTGTTGCGTACCCCTCTTTTGTTTTTATTAAGTTAATTATGTTAAACACTTTTTTTCGTTCACTTGCTTTCATTGTAAAGTTTATATTAACATAATCATCAGCTAGTTCGTCTGCTACACCCTCATAAATAGTATCTTCATTGTTTTCACTTTCATTAGATATTTCAGTTAAACCACTTGTAATGTTTACAGTATCTAAATTTAAACTTTCTATTTCTGCTTTACTAAAACCTGTGATATCTACATCTATATTGCTTTTATCTATTTCACCTAATTCTAATTTAAGTAAATCAATATCCCATTCACTATCTTGTGAAACTTTATTATCTGCAATACGATAGGCTTTTACTTGTGCGTTTGTTAAATCGCTAGCAACTATTACAGGTACTTTTGCAAAACCTAAATCCAAACTTGCGTGATAACGTGTGTGTCCAACTATAATAACATTTTCTTTATCTACTACTATTGGTTGTTTAAAACCAAATTCTTTTATACTTGCTTTTACTTTAGGTAAACTTCTATCGTTCTTGCGAGGGTTGTTTGCGTAAGGTGTAATATCTTTTATAGGTACTTGTTTTACTTTCATGTATTTTTAAATATAACGTTCATACTAAAACTACGTCTTTCACCTTTAGGGTCTGGTGCTTTATACTTACTTCTAAACGGATTTACACTATGCTCTAACCAACTTGGAAACATATAAAAATCGCCTACCTTTGGTGCAAACTTCATATTGTTAACATTGGTTAGTAAGTGTGAGCCATAATGAAAATTAATATATCCCATTGCAGGGTTGTGATCTTCGCTTTCTATCTTTTGTGTTTCTTCGTAATCTTCTGGTAATTGCAAATAACCAACACAACTAATTTGACATCCTGTGTGCCAATGTCTGGGGTTGTAGTCGCTTTCGTATTGTCTTACGTACCACCCTGCATTTATACCTGCTTGAAATTTATCTTTATTTAACTGAAATTCTTCTTCCGTAGGAAACAACAACCTGCTTGCGACTGCCGCTATGTATGTATTGTATTTGCTTATAACATCTTGGCTAATTAGAAATTCTTCTTGTACCCTGCCTGCTAGGTTATCACTCCAATCTTTCTTTTCTTTTTTACTATCTAATATGTCGCTACAATCTTTGTTTAAATCATCAATCATTTCCTGTGGTAATTCTGTCTTAACTACAGTTGGTCCAAAGTTCCTAATTATATCTACACCAAATGCTTTAGGTATGTATTGATCTGCCATGTATAACGTCTATCAAATAACGAAACGAAACGCAATATCAAATGGTCTGACTAAAAAAAATTCGGGTTCCCTTATC